GCTTCCTTATGATATCCCTGTGCAGACAGATGGGCACATGCTCTTGCAGTACCAGCTATCTCGGCGTAACGAACTATGCCGCGGCATACCTTACTTACTATTTGTGCAATCTTCTCACATATGTGACAAGTTTCTTGATAAGTGTATTTCCACACCAATCCTATAGTCATTGCTTTGTTCTCCTCTTGTTAAGCATAGTGTTGTTATAAAACGACATAACATCCTCATCTCTGAGGTGTTTCACATCATTACTATATTCAGTACGAATGAAACGAATTATATCGTTTGTCTTAGGATGGTTACGAAACATATTCGCAAACCATGTTAATGCGGTCATGATGATCTCCTGTTATAAAGTTTAAGTTATGAATACGGCACGCTCAAGAAAAGTTCTGTTCTCTATAATACAAGAACAATACTCCGAACTTCTTCCTTGGGGGGTCTATTCACACATATTTATAAAGAAAGGGGCAGTAATTATGCCCTTTATTAGTGTTTATTTGGAATACGTGCTATGCGTTTTGTGAATCAATGCTTCTTTTAGAACTTTTGATGAACCCACTCTGACATTAATAATACCATTATAGTATTCATCTGTAAGTAAGACTTCCCTGTCAAACTGTTCCTTTGCTTCAAGGTAACTTAGAGCTCCTCTACTATCACAAAAGTGTAGAATCTCTCTGGTGAAGTTGTCCTCACCTAATTCTAAAACATCAGCATTCAAGTAATCAGAAGAACCCCAATAGGTTTTCCAATCGCTCTCCTTGGTAGAACGTCTTTTGTTCACCCTACCCTTCAGTGGAGGCTTGGTAACTTTAAACCTTGCGAGTTTCTTACCAATATACTTCTTATCGTTAGTTAGGTTCGTAATAAGATAAACGAACCCCTCACAATCAAGTGGGAGCTCGTTTACTTCTTCACCTTGGAATGTCCACATATTTACTCATCTTCATCAAAATCTTCGATATCATCTTCGTTATCTATATTTAGACTATCCCCACAGAAGGGGCAGTGAGCAATTGGGTAGAATCTTTCTTCCAAATCGTGTTGTATTTTAAAGACTGCTTCACAGCCTTCGCATGAAATAATTTTAATCATTAGGCAACTTGCGTTTCATAGACATCATCCCACTTACCTGTCAATCCAGCAACCTCATATTCAGTTACTCGATTTTCAAAGAAGTTAGTGTGGTCTGCACCGTTAAGTACCCACTCTAACCACGGCAATGGATTGTCCTTTACTTTAAAGTTAGGTTTCATCCCCAATTGAAGTAATCTTCTATCAGTGATATACCTTATATATGTCTTTACATCTGCGGCTGCTAAACCTTCAATGTCACCAAGTTGGTATGCCAAGTCAATAAATTTATCTTCTAACTTAACTGCCTGTCTTGCCATTTCATATATCTGTCCTTTGAATTCATCGTCAATGATACGAGGATGTTCTGCACAATATGCTTTGAAGAGTTTTGACACACCTTCAACGTGGATTGATTCGTCACGAATACTCCACTCAACTACCTTACCCATACCTTTCATCTTACCGTAACGCTGAAAGTTCAACAACATCACGAATGATGCAAACAGAGCAACACCTTCATTCATCACAGCCTTTGCAAGTGATAACCCAAGTCCACGAACAGTATTCGGGTCACTGTCCATCATAAACTCAATCTTATCTGTCATCTCTTGATATTCTAGAAAGGCATGATACTCGGCATCAGATAACCCAAGTGTCTCATTAAGAAGAGCGTATGCACGTTGATGAATTCCTTCTCTAGTCGCAAACGAACCGAGCATATTGCGTACTTCGTTGTTCTTAAATTTAGGTATGAATTGGTCAAAATAGTTCTGTCCTACTGCTACATCAGACTGTGTAAACAATCTTAAAATATTTGTTATGTATTCTCGTTCTACGACTGAAGTTTTACCAGACTTCCAATCAGACACATCTTCAGACAAGTCTAGTTCATCTTCAACCCAATGCACTTTCTCGTGTCGTGTTGTAATCTCAACTGCCCAAGGATAGTGGAAAGGTTTGTAAGTTTCTGAGAACTCCATCAATCCCCCACCCTTCTTCTTTACAAACTTCTCTGCGACTTTCATAAAGTCATCGTATGAACCAATCAGTTTATCATCAATAAAGATTTGTGGTACTGAACGGGCGTTAGGTACACGTTGATAAAATGCAAGACGTTGTTCTTCTTCATCCATCTTATGTTCTGTGTACTCATAACCATGTGAGTCGAACCAGTGTCGTGCTTTGTCACAGAATGGACAGTTTGATTTGCTATAAATTTCTACTTTCATTATTTTATCCTTGGCATGCGACACATTCGTCTTGTGTCATTGATTGAGTTTCAAAGTCTTGCAGTTGGTCACGAACTATCTTAGTAGATACATTCTCTGCCTTTTGTGAACTTTCCGTTCTTAGATAGTACAGACCTTTAGTTCCTAATTTCCACGCAGCAAAGTGACTCCTGTGGAGTTCTTTTTTGTCTGCACCAGCAGGAAAGAATAGGTTTAGTGATTGTCCTTGACATAAGAACTCTTGTCTATCTGCAGCCTGTTCAACCAGAACCAACTGGTCAAGTTCGATTGCAGTTTTAAACACTTCTTTAGTTTCATCTGACAAGAAATCTAAATGTTGGACTGAACCACCATTAGTAATAATATCAGACCATACTTTGTCTGTATTCTGTTTTGCCTTAGTCAATTCTTCTTCTAGATACTTATTTTTCACCAAGTGAGAACCAGCACGAGTACGGTGTGTGTATGCATTCGCCTTAGATGGTTCAATAGATGGTGAAGTACCACAGATAATAGAACTGTTAGCATTTGGTGCAATTGCAAGTAGATGAGCATTACGTCTACCTGTTCCTTGCATGTCTGGTGCTTCCCCACGTTCAAGTCCTAGTTGAATTGATTCTTGATGTGCCTGTTCTTTAATTGTTCTGAAAACATCCCAATTCAATTCTCTTGCTTCATGGGAATCAAAAGGGATTCTATTCTTATGTAACAGTGAATGCCAACCCATTGCACCTAGTCCAAGACTACGTTCTTGAGTTGCAGAATATCTTGCACGAGAAATTTCATCACCAGCATTGTCAATAAAGAATTGCAGTACATTATCTAAGTAACGAGTTAAGTCTTTAACTAATGAGGAGTCTTTCCATTCATCATATTTTTCTAAGTTAACAGATGACAAACAGCAAACAGCAGTTCTATCTTCTGAAGTTGGCAAATGTATTTCGTTACAAAGATTAGAACCATGAATCTTTAATCCTTTCGCTTTCATCGTAGGAGGTAATGCTCTATTAGCAGTATCGATGAAGTTTAGATATGGTTCACCTGTACGGTAACGTGTTTCTAAAATTTGTTGCCAAAGAGTACGAGCAGGAATAGATTCACGAACACTGTTATCATGTGGGTCTTTTAAGTCCCAAGTCTCACCCCTCTCAACAGCACGCATAAAATCATCTGTGATATTGATAGCATGGTGTAGATTAAGGTTCTTTCTGTTTACGTCACCAGTTGGTACACGCATGTTTAGGAACTCAATAAGGTCTGGATGTGCTACATCAATGTATGCCGCATAAGAACCCTTACGAGTTTTACCTTGTCGATATGCAGTCATATCTGCATCTACAGTATGAAGGAATGGCATAGGGCCTGGCGCTTTATCAGAGATTGCACGAACATCACTCCAGTGTCCACCAACACCACCACCCTTGACTGATAACCAACGTAACTCAGCAGTATGGTCAATTAGTCCTTCCAATGAATCTGGTACATAAGTAAGGAAACATGAAATAGGTAATGCCTTTGCCTTTTGCCCAGGCATTGGTGCATTTGATAATACTGGTGATGCAAACATAAACCAACCTTTGGATACTGCATCATAAATTCTTTGTGCGAGTTCTAAGTCTCCATCACAATATGCAACAGATGCTCTCGCATATGCTTCTTGGGGCGAATCTTCTAGTTCTGTACAATAATAATCCTTGAGTAGTTTGTATGCTTGTTCTGATAATTTGGTATCTCTGGTTCTGTCAATTGTAATGCCGAGGTGGTTAAGACCAGTATCCTCGGCACTTGGGAATGTTACTACGTTCTCAAGGGCCATGTTTTGTTCTCCTGCTGGGGTTATATTTTTTTCCATGAATTGAAAACAGTTTTTGCTTGCAATCCACTATGGGTGTTAGTATGTATAATGTTCGATATGTCTGCTTCTGATAAACCAGAAAGAACCATATCGTTGATATCTTTTTGTTCAATGTTCTGCGGCCAGATACAAACACTATACCCCTCATCGATACATCGTTCTATCTGTTTACAGACATGTTCGTTGCGAGGTTCGTTATCTGGAACGAGTACTGCATTCTTCTTGAACTGTGGAACACGCAAATCACTTTGAGCAACTGCGATACAATTCTTCACAAAAAGACTGTCGATAGGGCCTTCAACAACATATAATGTTTTGTTCTTGTCAACCTTATCTAATCCAAAAATCTTAGGATGTTCTTTATCCAAGATTATAGTAATATATTTCTGGGGTTCATCCCCAAATGCTCGTCCTTGGAATGCAAAGACCTCTCCATCCTCTTTTCTGAATGGTATCAACATCCTTGGATGATCTCCATCTAACGAGGCGAACTTATTCTCTACATGTCCATTAACGTATTCAAAAAACTTTGGACAGAAATATATATCGTTCCAGTGTTCTTTGCTAATGCCTCTATCAGATAAAAATTTGACAGCAGGATGATTTTTTTCCAACTGTGCAAAAGACTCTAGATTCAGAGACTTACGGAATACAGGTTTCTTAAACTTGAAGTCAGGCGTCTTAATGCCTGCTCCAGGCGTCTTGTCACCCCGACCATTGGAAGTTAGTCCTTCCTTGTATCGTTCTAGTACATATTCTTTATGAACATTCGAATCTACATGTTCAATCAGTTTTGATAGGCTTGTACCCATAGCACAATTATGACACTTATAGAAAAGGTCGTTCTTTGTGCGATAGATGAAACCTCTTGCCTTCGTCTTAACCTTAGAAGAGTCGCCACAGTATGGACAAGAGAATTGCCACAAATAGTCGGTTTTTCTTTTAAAGTTCCGTAAACGGATGGATATGAGGGATATGTACTTAAAGTCAATGTAATTCATAATATAGATAATACAGGAATACTACCTGTAAGTCAATAGATTTTTACATTAATATCGGAAGTATTTCAGTTAATGAGAATCCCACAACGATAGAGCCACCTATAATCAGATATCTCCACTTTTCTAGAACACCCACTCTGGATGACAATTCCTCTCTTAAACGCTGGAACTGTTCAGTTTCTTTTCTTTGGTGGTCGTCCATAGCAGTATGTAGACGGCGTTCCATCTCATTCATATGGTCAGTTGTTTCTTTTGAATTGGACGTAATACGACTGTGCAATTCTAAAACGGTTGTCTTGAATTCCTTTTCTTGTTCGCCCAAAGCATCTTCCTGTCTTAGTAGTTTCTCTTCGTGGACAGCCATGATTGTGTGCAAAGACGTTGATACATCAGCAATCTTTTCAATTGCGGCGTCTAACCTTAGATGTATTTGTTTCATTTCAGTTACCTCTCGTTTAAGAAGGGCAACCTCAGTGTCCAACGTCTTTGAAACAGTCATTACTTATTTTTCCTATGTCCATTCCATGCCATGAATCCACCGATTCGTAGCGCCCAATATGCAAGGTAGTTTAAAAAATGGAAACCATTAATTTCTACATTGATATCTCTAAAGATTACGTCAGCACTTTTTTGGTCTAACTCGTGCAAATCTTTAACACCTTTCATCTTCAGTCCAGCATACTTGTAAGCGTAATCGTGTACAAGTCCACCCATCAGTAATACACCTACAGGTGATAACCATGTGTGTAAGAACTTAGGAATTGATGCTCCGTCAAACTGAAATCCTTTAGGGATTACATAGTCGTTACCAAACATTTTATAGTGGAAGTCTTTTGCAACTACCCACTGTCGTGTTCCTGTGAACCACATCCAGATTGCACCCCAAAAACCTTTTCCTTTGGTTGCAATTGGTACTGGTTTGAGTTGTGGCATATCTTTATATTCGAACCCACAACGTACTGTCTTACTGTCTACACCAAACAAATTGATGATGAATCCAACAATGATAAGAACTCCTACCACTGTAAACTGCCACCATGTCATAAGTTGGTGGATAATAAAATCCCATGTTATAAGTTGTAAATATTCCATCTACTCTTCTCCTTCTATTATGTCATCCCCAACATTTTCTGATGGAGCGACTGCTTTTTCATAATACACAATAATATCTTTTTGTTGTTCTATGTAACGTCTAAGTTCTGCAAAGTTCGTAGCCAAGTTTTCGTAGTCTTTCACACTTATTGCTATATAGGAATCTCCACCATTCTTCGCTTTATACTCTAGCATAAACTCGTCAAAGTTTTTTTCTGGCGAAACAACGTAAATCTTGACATCACTAAGATTAACTGGTTTCGGATGCTGAACTACAGGTATCGTCTTTTCAATTATCTTTGTTTGTATAACAATCTGGGGTTCTGGTCTTAAACTACTACAACTACTCAGTAAGAGTATCGTCAGTAATAGACCTAAGGTCGTCCCAAAGTTTATCTGTCGCATTTTGCATCCTCTTTTCAATCAGTCCTGGCTTCTTGTTTGCCAGATGGGTTAGATTGTGTTTATTTAAAGTATTACGCAATTCATCCCCATACTTCTCTGACTTGCGTAGGTTCATATTGAGTTCTGAGTTCAGTTCATTCAGTCTTGCAGTGTCCTGTCCCATCTTCTCAATAGTTGCTTGATTAGTCTCATTTGCAACTTCCAGTTTTGCATTATTATCACGCAACTGAGCAATAGTATTCTGGGTAGTGTCGTAATAGTATTTTGCACCATACGCTGCACCACCCAAAATCCCTACAATTATAATTATACCATATAATTTAATCATTTTGTTGCCGCCTTAGTGCCGAACTTTCTTTCATAGGATGGGTCATTTTCATACTCATTCGCCCATCTATTTTCTGTGAAAGTTGCAAAGTCGATTAGTTGTTCTATATTGTGAAAGTTTTCTGTAATCCAATCATCCATGTCAATAACTTTAGCTGTTAAATCTTTAATGTCACGTTTAAGGTTTACATCATCTTCCACTACCATTCGACTAGTAAGTTCAGATACTTGTACATTCAATTGTGAAATAGTTTGTGCTTGTTGTGCAGTCCACCAGACAAATGCTGATACCTGTAAAACAATCGCAACTACTACACCAATACTAAATTTACTATTCATGGACTTACTCAGATTTCCAAATTGTCCATGCACCATAAGCAATCGCTGCATATGCAGCCATAGATGCAAAAGGGCCTGCAATCAAAATGATTACTCCAACTGCTACTAGTGCAGCGCCATCCCATGATGTTCTTTCTTCAATTCTTGCTTTAATCCAATTTCTCATTATTCTTCTCCTTATTTAAAAGATAGTTTTTGGTTACTGGTTGCAAAGTTTGTTTTTCTCATTACAGTCTTTGCGATTAAGTCCAGTTCCTTACCATCCCATTTTAATGCGAACGGCATATTTACATCCGTCTGCATATCGTTTAAGACTGCTTCGGCATCTGGGCCGAGTTGTGCAATCTTTTTACCGAACTTCTTATAAGATTGTTTAAATAACCGAATAAGTTCTGCCACAGTAATCTGTTTCTTGTTTCGTGCATCATTAACCCTATCTAAAAAATGTCTTGTAAATTCTACGTCAATACCTACACTCTTATATAGTCTGTCTGCATATTTTTCAATACTATCTAAATCTTGCTTAGTTAGCTCTTGTTCCGTAAGAACGTACTTATTAAAGGTTTTCATTTACTTTACCTTGGATAAGGAGAAGTCTGCAATCTTCATAAATTGTGCTTTCTTACCGTTAATCATATCTGACATCTTTTTCTGATTAGACTTATTAACTTGGTCAAAAACTTGTGTGATTGCTGATGCAGTGTACAAATCAACTTTCATTGAACCATCTTTGAATTTGATACTCTTGTTCTGCTTATTTTTAACAATACTCTTTAACATAGTCACGTTGTCTTCTACCATAAGGTATTCGTGTTCACGACTAAGTGTATTTTCTTGAACTTTTTGAGCAAGTCGAGATGCTTCCCTCTTTGCTCTACGTTCTGCCATTCTATTAAAGAATGTTTTACCTTCTTTGGTTCTACCATCGTAGGTTTTCTTTTTCTTTTTCATAACTGCATCTGGAGGAAGTGATACCCCACCACCAGCAACAGCGTTTGCAGGAGCATCCTCACTTTTAATTCCTAATTTTGGATCATCATAAAACTTTTGCATTATGTCATTGAATTTGAAACTCATAGTAGGTCTCCTATATCTAATTCTTTTATATCTTCAGAAGAAACATATATCTTCTGTTTTGTTTTTTTATGTATGCAGCTGAAAATATCAACCCCAAGAATAGTATCTTCTGGGGGACTATCTTCAAATACTTCTACTTCATCACCCTCTAAAGCATCAATCTCATCTTCTGCTTCTGTTGTCACAACATCTTGGGTTAAGACGTAAAGTCCTTTACTTAGTTTACCATTGTCTAAAGTTACCTCTTCAACAATGGCATTATCAAACTCTATATTGTTTTCCTTAAAATATTCGAGAAGTTGTTTCTCAAATACTTCTGGGTCTTCAACATGTTCTTTGAATGTATCTTTGAGTAAAAATAATGCTGCGGCGTAAGTTCCCATCCTTGTTCTAAGGCCAGGCACTTTGTTGAATATACGTTTGATGTTAAACACCAACTTATGCAACACAGTGTATGCACTTTGCTCTGATTGTTTATACAGTATCTTACCTTGAATACGAAACCCATCTTTATCGATGATGCCCATTTTATAAGCATCAGTCTTATCGAAAGGTGTCGTTAAAAGTTTAACGAAACGGTATGTAACAAATAAATCAATCGCTCTACCCATTATAGTCTCTCTAATACTTTCTTAACAGTTTCATCTTCGTCTATCATTGACAGTTCATCCTCTGGTATCATCCCTAAGAAATTCATAAACGATTTAAGTATAGGCCAGAATTCTGATTCTATCTTAAATATCATCAATGTACTTCCTGCTTCTGCACCGAACACATTGAATACTACAATCATGTGGTTCAGTATCAGACGCTCTTTCAGTTCACCATGTTCACGATATTTTCTCAATAAACGCTTAATATACTTAAAGCGTTTCATGTCATCGTAGAACTCAGATTCACCTTCACATTGTGGATTGTCATAGTTTTTAATTGCAAACATAATGACATTATCATTAGTTATCTTTTGAAACATAATATAACTAACCGTCTAAACGATTTTGGTTTTGATGAAGTGTGTTCCGCCACTAGTTACTGCGTGTTCAATCTCCAATGATAAACCACCCTCAACTTTGTGAGAGATGCCATCATCATTAATATCATCACCATTCTCATCTTTGCCTGTTCTTCCACCAAACTGTGTAAGAGGCATAGACATTTTTCCACCTTCTGCGTTCATCTGAACTTCACCAAAAGAAAGTCCTAATCTACTTAGTCTCTCTCTTAGTTTGCCCAGTGCATGTTCTGGAACAATATGTTCAATACCACTCATTGCACCCAAGAATGCATTGATTCTTGAGATAGTGTTTGGGTCGGATACATCATTAGAAAAGTCAGCACCGTCAGCAGAGATATCTTCAGCAATATGCTTTTTAAAGTTCTTCATTGCCATTCTCCTTATCTTCAGAAGACCATTCATAATCTTTTTTCACAGTCTTCTTCTTTTTATTTGGGTTTACCTCAAGGATTTCAGAAAGCATCTCATTTGATTCTTCCCTTTCCTTCATTGGCATACCATTTGCACCTAATCGTTCAGTCATAATTTACTCCTAAGCAATAGTAACAGAGTGCGAACTAAGAATGTTCCACTTGTTACCAGTAAAGATTAGAGTTGCAGTGTCACCTACATCTGCAAATGTAATAGTTGAAAAACCATTTGCATTTGCTGGAGTAACAACAGAATCTCCACCATCAGAAGTCATTGTGATGATTTTAATTTGTCCGTTAGTTCCATCTGCAAGTGCGCCCGCATGTGCAGAACCAGCAGTTGTGGTATCAATATGCGAAATAGATGCAGTTACATTAACTGCTTCTGTTGTTGTGTCAACAACGTGAACTGTATCGTCTAATGCGATATATGTTGGAATGTTGTTAAACACGTTTGCAACACTTATTTTTTTGTTTACAGGGTTGCCTGCTGGGTCATCAATCACATGAAGTAAATCTTCTGCTGCGATTGCGTTACCCAAGTCTGTTAGTGCGGTGATTTTCTTATCAGCCATTTTCGTTCTCCTTAGTTAATTTAATCCCTCAACTCAGTGCAGTATTTACTGCTGCACTATCGTCTTGCGAGGGTACTTTTTTGTCGGGACTCGACTCACCTAATAGGTTTAGAAACACATCACATTGCTGAATTGCACCAGATAGTGCATTCCCCTGTGCTTGTAACTGTACCTTCATCTTATCAATGTTTGCTAACTGACTTGTAATTTTCTCCAAGTCAGTGTGCAAATCACTTTTTTTCTGTTCAATTTCACTGACACTTAGTGTCTTTTCATTCTTTGGCATCATATATCCTTTTGTTTATAC